ATATGGTAAGAATCACTTTATTAAAAATGCATTAGTTTATGCATTAGACCCTTATAAGAAATATTATGTAACTAGTAAGACATGTAAAAAGAACAAAGATTTATGTGATATGAATAAGATTCATGATGATATATTTCATTTGTTAAATGACCTTAATGATAGGGTATATACAGGACATGATGCAATTGCAATGGTAAATGCATTTATACTTCAACATAAAGAATATGAAGATTTGATCTTTAGTATTATAGATAGAAATTTAGAAATTAGAGCTTCTGAATCAGTTATCAATAAAGTTATTCCAAACTTAATTCCAACTTTCGATGTTGCATTAGCAAATAAGTTTGATCCTAAACGAGTTGATTGGAATGATGTATGGTTTGCGTCTAGAAAATTAGATGGCGTAAGATGTATTACAGTTGTAGGATTAGATGGTGAAGTTAAATGTTATTCTAGAGTAGGTAATGAGTTTGAAACATTACAAGTTGTTAAAGATGCAGTTAAAAAATTAGGAGTTTTAGGCGTTGTGTTTGATGGAGAGATATGTTTAATGGATGAAAATGGTAATGAAGATTTCCAAGGTATCATGAAACAAATCAAAAGAAAGAATCATACCATTGATAAACCTAAATATGTAATGTTTGATTATTTAACTAAAACAGAATTTGATTCAAAAGAAAGTAAAGCAACATTAGCAGAAAGAATTGCAAGATTTGCTAAACTAGATGAAAGAATAGAAGATCAACAATCATTATCAGTTCTAGAGCAAATTGTTGTTAATGATGATGATCATTTTGCTTCATTAAAAAGTAAAGCAGAAGAAAAGGGATTCGAAGGTGTTATGTTGAGAAAGAATGTTGGTTATGAAGGTAAAAGATCTCAAAACTTATTGAAAGTAAAAAAGTTTTTTGATGCAGAATATGTAGTTGAAAGTATTGATTTTGAAGATCATAGAATTATCAGAGACGGCAAAGAAGAGGTAGTTAGGATGATGGCTCAAGCTTATATTAACCATAAAGGTTATGAAGTTAAAGTTGGGTCTGGATGGAATCAAGAGCAAAGATTGAAATATGAAGCCAATCCAAAATTAATTATTGGTAAGACAATCACCGTTCAATATTTTGAAGAAACTAAAAATCAAGAAGGTGGATTAAGTTTAAGATTTCCGACGGTAAAGCATGTTTATGAAAATGGAAGAAATGTTTAGGATTTACGAAATAATTTTTATATATTAAAGTATGAAAGAAAAAGTAAGATTAGGTTATGCATGTGTTAATATGACATTAACTAACCGACCAAAAAAATTAGGAGGCAGAGTTACTACATCTAGAACAGCTAGAAAAGCAACATGGCAAAATGGTTCTGATAACCCATCGGATTGGGATTTGCATTTATTAGGCGAAAGGACGTTACTTAATGCAAATGATTTGTTACATTATTTACAATGGAATAATGATCATAAAATTAAATTATTTAGATTAGGTTCTGAATTATTTCCTTGGCATGATCATTATGAACTACACCAATTACCTCAGTTTGATGAGATATCTGCCAAACTAATGGAATGTGGAGAGTATGCTAGAGAACATGGTATACGAATAACAACTCACCCTGGACCGTTTAATGTTTTAGGTTCTCCTAATCCAGAAGTTGTAAGACGAACTTTGATTAGTTTAGAACGACATAGTGAGACATTTGATATTATGGGGTTTGAGCCATCATTTGAGAATAAGATTAATATTCATGTCGGTGGATCATATGGAGGAGATTTTGATGGCACATCTAAAAGATGGATAAGTAACTGGCATAAGCTATCTGATAATTGTAAGAAACGATTAGTATTAGAAAATGATGATAAGCCAAGTATGTGGTCAACAAAAATGTTATATAACTATTTTCATAAAGAAATAGGTATTCCAATTACATTTGATTATCACCACCATACATTTCACCCAGATGAATTATCTGAAGAAGCTGCATTAAAATTAGCCGCAACTACATGGCCTGATAGTATTAGACAATGTACTCATTATTCAGAAAGTAGAGCTAGAGAAAAACAAGATCCTAAAATTAGGGCACAAGCACATTCAGATTATATTATAGATAAAATTAATACATATGATCTAGAATTAGATATTGTAATAGAAGCTAAGGCAAAAGAATTAGCACTTTTGGAATATCGCAATATTTATGAATATAATAAAAAAGGAGTTTTAGTATGAAAGATAGAGAAAATGTCTTAAGACAATTAGACGAAATTGATAATATGATAATGATTATTGATCAAGCCGTAGAACGTGGAATGAAAATAGACCCGATTGAAGCTAGAAATAGATTTAAACAATTGCGTCAAAAATTAAAGTTTGTTACAGATAGAGTAACTTCGAGTTAATGTATGAAAAAAAGAATCTTTCCATTTATAATAGGTTTAGCTGCTTTGGCCGTATCGGGTTCAGCTGCATTCTACTCTGTATTTGGATTGAGCAAATTATTTGCAGGAGCTAGTCTACAAGTAATTATAATGGCAGGTTCATTAGAATTTGCTAAACTAGTATGTGCATCTTTATTGTATCAGTATTGGGGCACAATAAATAAGTTCTTAAGATTTTATTTATCTGTTGCAGTATTTGTTTTGATGGTAATTACATCAGGTGGTATATATGGATTTTTATCAGGAGCCTATCAAGAAACAGCAACAAAATCAGAATTCTTAGATAAATCATTATTAGTGTTACAAACTAAACAAAATAGGTTTGAAGAAAACAAAACAGATTTAACATTAGAAAAATCACAATTGAATACAACTATTTCTGATTTAAGGACATCATTATCTAATCCAGCTCAAGTATCATATTATTCTGAAGAAGCAGGTCAAGTTATAACAACAACTTCTAGTTCTACTAGAAAGGCTTTACAACTTGAATTAGATGCGACAATTGAAGATAGAAATAATATAAATCTAAAGTTAGAGGCAGTCCAAGATTCTATTATGAGACTTGATACTGAACTATTAGATTTAGAAATAGGTAATGAAGAACAAAGAGAACTAGGACCTCTTAAATACTTATCAGAAACAACTGGTAAGGATATGGGACAAGTTGTTAATTGGTTCTTATTAATGATTATATTTGTATTTGACCCATTAGCAATTGCAATGGTAGTAGCAGCTAATTTTGCATTCGCTCAAATAAAACCTAAAGAGGATACAGAAGTTCCAACTCCTCATTATTCACCTCAACCAATTCTTCAAGAAGAATTAGATAAGGAAGAGCCTATAAAAGATATTTATGCACAAACAGAAAGTTATCCGCAGGCAGAATTAGATCAAGAAGAGATGATTAAAAAAAATGAAGAAATTTTAGCAACACCAGAAGAACTTAAAGAAGATATATACAAAGAAAAAGAAAATAAACAACTACCAAAGAAACCAGGGAGATCTGGAGGTTATTGGTTTTAAACTATTCAATTATGGCAAAAAAAGTTACACATAAATTCAAAACAAGAAAACGAGATAATAAAACATATATGATATGTAGAAATAGTATTCCAGATCAAAAATATTGGGCATGGCAATTTTTGGGAGATAAGCCACGATGTAATGAATGGTCAGAAATAGGAGATGGTGCTACAGCAGTTCTATGTTACAAATGTGTGTCACAAACAGTAGGACCACCAGAAATTAAAGGTGGATATGTCTCAAAAGGTAGACCAAGAGGATGGCAATTCATGAAAGAATTTGTCGATCCACAAGGTAATGTATTTCATAAAGGTAAAGAACAACCTGAACTAAAAGGAACATTAGAACCTACTAAAATTGACAGAACACCTAAAAAGAAATTATCTAAAAACGAAAAAGAACAGTTACGAGAAAAGATTCTAGAACAAATGGCAATGGTTAGAGGCGATCTAAAGAAGGCTAAATGGAAGAAAGATATCAAATCAGGCAATTCACAAATGAAAAAATTAGAACGACAGTTAAAAAAGATACGTTAATCTTTTGAGTTACGAAAATTTTTTATTATATTAAAATAAATAAGTAGGAATAAATGAGTATATACGAAGAACAAGAAAAGAAACAACCTGTAGTAGCTGAGTTAGAAGGTGGTAAGTTATATGAATCATTACACAATCAATTAGGTACATTGTTAGATTATGAAGATTCTGTAATCTTTATTAATGATGAAATAAATGATCATACATTGACAGATCTTATTATACGAATGAGGAGTTTATTACAACATAGAAAGAATAAAGATGCACCAATTAACTTAATGATTAATTCGCCTGGTGGAGATATTTATGAAATGTTTGGTATAATAGATTATATCGAAACATTAGATGTAAAGGTAAATACTATATGTCGAGGAAGAGCATTTTCAGCAGCTGCAGTTATTTTAACATGTGGTACTGGTACAAGAATGATGAGTAAACGATCAACAGTAATGTTTCATCAATCATCTAGTTTTTTAGGAGGTAAGATGTCAGATATAACAGCATATTTGGATAATGTTAAGAGTTTAGAAAAAACTATTTATTCAATGTTAGCTGAAAAAACAAAACAAGATGCAGATTGGTGGAAAAATAAAATGAGATCTGATTTATTTTTGACAGCAGAAGAATTATTAGAAATAGGCGTAATAGACCAAATTATATAAATTATGAAATTAACAGCAGAACAAATAGTACAAAATTGGGAAGACCTGATCAATCTTATTAAAGATAATTTTGAAGGCGAAAGAAAAGAAAAACTTTTAGCAATGTATACGGACTTAGAAGATAGAATGTCTGTACAACCTGCATCTAGTTTCGATCATTATCATAATGCATTCGAAGGTGGATATGTAGACCATGTTTTAAGAGTAGTAAAATGTGCAAGACAAGTATATAATCTTTGGAAAGAAATGGGAGCAGATATGTCTGGCTATACTGAAGAAGAATTATTATTTGTAGCATTAAACCATGATATTGGGAAGATGGGATTTCCTGGAGAAGGTAATGAAGTATATATTCCTAATGATTCTGAGTGGCATAGAAAGAATCAAGGAAAGATGTATAAGATTAATCCTAACAACCCTTTTAGCCTCGTAAATGACCTATCTATTTGGTTATTACAACATTATAAT